AGAAGAGCGCGAATTTGATATAGAATTAAATGAAGGCGTAACATAAAATGTCAACCAATCAACTTAAAAGAACCAGACGCCCATCCTGGATGGAAGGTAGTGGTCCTTACTTAGGAAGAATAATAAACCACCTTGATGCAGAATATATGGGAGGAATAGAAGTAGAAATTTTAAAAATTACAGAAAACGGAAATCCAGCGAGTGCAGAAGGTTCTGGATATCAGTTGCCTTGTTATTATGTGTCTCCGTTTTACAATGTAACTCCTAGGGCAGGAGTAAAGAAAAATGATGATTATCAATCGTCTCAGCAAAGTTCAGGTTTTTGGGCTGTACCGCCTAATGTAGGTACAAAGGTTATTGTTTTATGTTTAGAAGAAAACTTTGGGTTTGGATATTGGTTGGGTTGTGTCCAAGATCAATATATGAATTTTATGGTTCCGGGCAATGCAAGTACAACATATAATAATAGTGATCCGTCTAAAGCAAAACCTGTTGGAGAATTTAACAAAGAATTAGAAACTGCCGAAGGAAGAGATCCAACAAAATACATAAAACCTGTTAATAGTTTAGCTGATACAATTCTCACTCAGCAGGGCCTAAGTGGTGACACTACTAGAGGCACAACTACGTCAAGCGCAAGAAGAGAAGTACCAAGCAGTGTGTTTGGATGGAGTACACCAGGACCTTATGATAACAGACCCGGTGGCCCTACTGCTAGATACGGTCCAGAATTTGCACAGAGTAACGTTCCATTTAGCCGTTTAGGTGGATCTAGTTTTGTAATGGATGACGGCGACATGACTCTATTAAGGAAAACGGCTGCAAGCGCAGGACCGCCAGAATTTGCAAATGCAGAAGCAGGCGATTTTTCAGGTGATCCTACTATTCCTCATAATGAACAGATTAGACTTAGAACAAGAACAGGCCATCAAATTTTATTAAGCAATACAGAAGATCTTATCTATATTGGCAATGCAAAAGGTTCTACTTGGATTGAAATGACCAGCAATGGAAAGATTGACATTTATGCTCAAGATAGTGTAAGCATTCATACATCTAATGATTTGAATATTACAGCAGATAGAGATATTGTAATGAGTGCAGGCAGAAATATTTGTTTAAAAGCAGGCAATGATGGAAGGATAACAGCGGTAGAAGGTGTTCACATAATGGCAAAAACTCACACAGAAACTGCTCCATCTGGTATTAACATGAACGGTCCGCCAGCTACACCTGCATATAGTCCGACAAGAACACCACAACATGAACCTTGGTTTGGACATGAAAATTTTGGACCAACTGAATATACTGCTGAAAAAACAGATGCCGATCCGGCTGCTGGAAACACAGTAGATGAAACTGGAAATAATTTTGTTGCTACAGGACAACCACTAACACCAGATACATTCAGGAAAAGTAGGTAAGATAAATACGATATGAGCAGTCTAGAAAAAAATCTATATAAGCAGGTTACAGTAAGATCAAATAAAGGTAATAGAGATAATTCTATTGGATCTCGTGCTTATCGTGGCATAAGCACTGTCAATCCTGAAAATAGTTCAACTGTTTTGTACGATCTTGCACTTATCAAACAAGACCTACTTAATCATTTTCATATTAGACAAGGTGAAAAACTAAGTGATCCTGAATTTGGCACAATCATTTGGGACGCACTTTTCGAACCTTTGACTGATAATATGCGAGATGCTATAAAGAACAATGTTACAAAAATTGTTAATTACGACCCTAGAGTATCTGTTGATCAAATTACGATAGATCAATACGAAAGTGGCATTCAAATTGAAATTAGCCTTACATATTTGCCATATAATATTTCAGAAAGCATGACTTTGAAGTTTGATGAAAATGCCGGCTTTTTAAATACATAATTAACTACGCACTTATCTTATTCGTATAAATATAGTATAGAGGAAAAACATGCATGTCATCAACAGATAGACAAAATAGATTATTAGTAGCTGAAGATTGGAAGCGCATCTATCAAACATATAGAAATGCAGATTTCAAAAGTTATGATTTTGACAATCTTCGCAGAACTATGATTGCGTATCTAAGGGAAAACTATCCTGAGGATTTTAATGATTATATCGAATCAAGTGAATACCTTGCACTGATAGATTTAATTGCTTTTTTAGGACAAAATTTAGCGTTTAGAATTGATCTAAACTCTCGTGAGAACTACTTAGAGCTTGCAGAACGCCGTGAAAGCGTTTTGCGTCTTGCACGACTATTATCTTATAATCCTAAAAGGAATCAATCTGCCAACGGGTTGTTAAAAATTGAAAGTGTAAGTACAACAGAAGATATAACAGATTCAAACAATTTTAATCTTGCTAACCAAACTGTGCTTTGGAATGATCCAAGCAATGCAAGTTGGAACGAACAGTTTGTAAAAATTTTAAACGCCGCACTTCCCACTAATGGAACATTTGGCCGACCTGTAAAAAAAGATACAGTGTCTGGTATTGCTACCGAACAGTATAGATTTAACAGCACAAATGCAGACGTACCGGCATATAGTTTCAATCAAACAGTAGATGGATCATCAACAAGATTTGAAGTTGTGTCTACTGATATAGATTCTAGAAGTAACATAGTTGAAGAAGCACCATTTCCAGGAAATAATTTTGCTTTTTTATATAGAGATGATGGCAAAGGCGCTGGAAGCTCAAATACAGGATTTTTTTGTCATTTTCGTCAAGGCACTTTGGATCAAGGAACTTTCACAATTGACAATCCTAGTACTAATCAAACAGTAGCAATTGATGCAGTAAACATCAATAATACAGATGTTTGGTTGTATAAATTAGATAGTTTTGGTAATGAAGAAGAACAGTGGATTAAAGTAGATTCTGTAGAAGGTAATAATATAATTTATAACAGCCTTAATAAAAATATTAGAAATATCTATAGTGTGCTTACACGTATTGAAGATAGAATAAGTTTAATATTTTCAGATGGCACATTTGGAAACTTGCCGCAAGGATCTTTTAGAATATACTATAGAACAAGTAAAAACAAACGTATTGTTGTTGAACCAAACGACGTTAGAGGTATAAGCGTAAACATAAAATATTTGTCTAAGAACAATAAAGTAGAAACAATTTCTCTTACATTTAGTTTGCAGTACACAATTGATAATGCAACAGTGTCTGAAACTAATGCAAGTATTAGAACTAATGCTCCGGCAACTTATTATACGCAGAATAGACTCATTACAGCAGAGGATTATCAAATTGGACCTTTAGGTATAAGTCAAGAAATTATAAAAGCAAAATCAGTCAATAGAACAGCAAGTGGAATAAGTAGATATTTTGATTTACTTGATTCAACAGGAAAATATTCTAAAACAAATCTGTTTGGAACAGACGGAGTTGTATACAAGGAAATATTTAACAGTAAAGAAAGATTTACATTTTCTACTCAAACAGATATAGAAGGTATAATTCTAAATACAATAGAACCAATTCTTGCTAACAAAAAAGTAAAAAATTATTATCTATCTCAATTTCCTATAATAGACATAAAAGATCTAAATGTCACATGGAACCAATCAACGTCTGATACAAATATTAGTACAGGATATTTTGCTAACGTAAACAATATCAGGCAGACATTAGGTTCTTTTACTACAAGCACATTGCAATTAATTAGACCTGGCTCATCTTTAAAGTTTATTGCACCTGCAGGAAAACATTTTATGCCAGACGGAACATTAATGGACGGTGCCGCTGATCATCTTAATTCTAGAAGTTACAAGTGGGTAAAAGTTATAAGTGTAAACGATAATGGTACAACAGTTGATGAAAACGGAGTAGGACCTGTTACATTTAATGATGTAATTCCTAGCACTGCACAATTGGTAGAAATAAAACCAGCACTTGCTCAATCATTACAAAATGATGTAAAAAGTCAAATTGTTGATCAAATATTTGCATATAAAACTTTTGGTTTAAGATTCGACAGAACGCTAGGACAATGGCGTCTTATTACAGAAAGTAATCTTAATGTTACAAATGAATTTAGTGTAGGAAAAACTGGTGATAATTCTAATAAACAATTAGATTCAAGTTGGTTACTTAAATTTACAACAGACGGTGAAACCTATATTATAGAATATAGAGGAAGTCGTTATGTATTTGAAAGCGATCAAGAAATAAGATTTTACTTTGACAGTAGCGATAAAATTTATAATAACTTAACTGGCAAAATTGTTAAAGATCGTATAAGTGTATTAAACAATAATAATAAACCCGACAGTGTTGAAAAATTTACAACAGATTTTGATTGGGAAATAACACAAGAATATAGAGATGCAGAAGGTTATGTCAACAGTAAAAAAGTAGAAATATCATTTTTTGATGAGGACGATGACGGTGTTGTTGATGATCCAGAGTTATTTGATGTTTTAGTAGACGAAGACACTAATCCTCTTACAAAGTATGTATTCCAGCAAAAGTTCTTGACATCAGATGGAGTAGAAGATTATAATTATGTAAGCAACGACATACTTAAAATAATTGTATTAGAATCTAAAGATAATTTAGGGGCACTAAGTCAATACGATGATCAACAAATATTCTACTACGTAGATACAGAATTGTTTGAAAAATTAAATTCAGCATCTAGCTTATTAGAACGACAGGATAATTATAGAGCATTTGTTGGTCGAGATAGTTTGAGATTTCTTTACATACACGCAGCGGATGATAATACAAGAATCGATCCTAGTGCTTCAAATATAATTGATTCTTATTTGTTGACTAGAGCATATGACACACAATTTAGAAAATGGTTAGACGGAAGTTTACAACAAAAACCATTGACGCCTAGCTCTGATAATCTATTTCAAAATTACGGAACACCTTTGAACGAAATAAAATCACTGAGCGATGAAATTATATATCATCCTGTAAAATATAAAGTTTTATTCGGAACAAAAGCAAGTTTAGACTTACAGGCAAAATTTAAAGTTGTAAAAAACCCTGATTTAGTTTTAAACAATAATGATATAAAAAGTAGAATCATAAGTGCTATAAATCAATTTTTTGCTTTAGAAAATTGGGACTTTGGTGAAAAATTTTATTTCTCAGAATTAAGCACATATGTAATGCAACAGTTAGCACCTGATATTGTTACTTTTGTTATAGTGCCAGATCAAGTTGCACAAACATTTGGGTCGTTATATGAAATAAAAGCAGAGGTGGATGAAATTTTTATCAGCGGCGCAACTGTAAACGATGTTGAAATAATAGATGCTATTACAGCTTCGAGGTTAAACGCTACAGGAAATGTTGTTACAACGTCAACTTCTACTAATGCAGGAATAACAAGCACTAGCAGTTCAAATGTACCAAGTAGCTCAAGTACCTCAAGTAGCTCAAGCGGCTCAAGTAGCTCAGGTTCAAGCGGCTCAAGTAGCTCAGGTTCAAGCGGCGGAAGCGGAAGCTCCGGCGGCGGCGGAGGTTATGGATACTAATGGCATATGATAACGATCAAAAAGAACCATCATTACCTGCAGGAGACGACAATTATCGTAGAAAGACCGAAAATCATCTTCCTAGATATTTCCGTACAAATTTTAATTCAAAATTTTTAGCATCTACACTTGACCAACTCATACAACCAGGTGTTGCTGAAAAATTAAATGCATATTTAGGTAGAAAAACTGCAAAAGCATTTAGACCTACAGATAATTATGTAGGCGGTGTAACACAGTCTCGTGAAAATTATCAACTTGAACCTGCATCGTTAATTAAAGATGATTTAGGTAATATTGACTTTTATAAAGACTATAATGATTATATAAACGAAATACAAAACTTTGGCGGAAACACTCAGAATCACAGCAAGCTAAACAGCCAAGAATACTATGCATGGAATCCACACATAGACTGGGACAAATTTGTTAACTTTAGAGAATACTATTGGCTACCATATGGTCCGAATTTATTAACTGTAATAGGACAAAGCCGTGAAGTACAAAGTACATATTCTATTGGCATACAGAACAATGATGACAATACAACGTATGTGTTTACACCAGATGGATTAACAAATAATCCAACTATAACTTTGTACAGAGGACAAACTTATCGATTTGAAATTGATACACCTAACCATCCAATTGCGTTTGCAACAAAAAGAAGTTGGACACCAGGAGAGTCTGTTGGCAGTAGTTCTAACACTAGTTTAATTTATGATACAGGCGTTAGTAAAACTTTAGAAAATGGTCAAGTTATACAAGACGTTTATATAGATAAAGGAATTATTGAATTTACTGTTCCTGATACCGCACCAGACAATTTATTTTATATTTCAAAAAATGATCCAAATACCGCAGGTTTTATTAAAATATTTGATATTGAAGAAAATACACAAATAGATGTTGAGAAAGAAATAATAGGTAAGAAAACTTATACTACAAGCACCGGTTGGTCTTTATCAAACGGAATGAAAGTTGAATTTGCAGGAAATGTTTCACCCACAAAATACGCTACTGGCGAATGGTTTGTAGAAGGTGTAGGAGATAAAATAAGTCTAGTCAACCTAAATAATTTACAAGTTTCTGGTACCTATACTGACGATTTAAATGTTACATTTGATGGTAACGGATTTGATTATTATCCTTTCAGCGAAGCAATAGGATTTCCAACAAACAAAGATTATATTGTTATCAATCGTTCAACTAAAGACGGTAATTTATGGAGTAGATATAATCGTTGGTTTCATAAAGACGTAATTGAGCAAAGTGCTTCTATCAACAATCAAGTATCAAATCTAGATCAAAATGCAAGAGCAAAGAGACCTATTATTGAATTCGCACCTGGGTTGAAGTTATATAATTTTGGTACACAATCTAAAAGCGATGTAGACTTGATTGATACATTTACAACTGACGTTTTTTCTACTATCGAAGGAAGTCTTGGATATAACATAGACGGAATTGACCTCACTCAAGGCATGCGCATTCTTTTTGCCGCAGATACAGATTTACTAGTTAAAGGAAAAATTTATAAAGTAAACTTTATCACACATAATAATAAAAGTCAAATAAGTCTTACAGAAGAAGTTGATAGCGCACCTAACATAAACGAAACTGTATTGATAAAAAACGGTTTAACAAACAAAGGAAAGTTTTTCTATTACGACGGAGCTACATGGAAATTAGGACAAGAAAAAAGTTCTGTAAACCAGTCTCCATTATTTGATCTTTTTGATAATAACAATATAAGTTACAGTGATACAAGTTCATATGACGCATCTCAATTTTATGGTAATAAACTGTTTTCTTATAAACAAGGAACAGGTACCAACGACAATGAATTAGGTTTTCCACTTCAATATAGAAGTATAGAAAATGTAGGAGACATAGTTTTTAATTTTGATTTGTTGAATAATAGTTTTACGCATCAAATCGGTAATGATATAATCACTGTAAATACAGATTCAGGTTTCCTTCACAAGTTTACAGATAGAACATCTTTTACTCCTGTTAATGGTTGGATCAAAGCTGATGAAGATAGCAATCAGAATGTGATTAGACAATACATATTTGATAACACAACAAATGTTTTTGAAATAGATGTATATGATGAAAGTGATTTTATAGATAATGCTTGGATTAGAGTATATGTTAACAATAAATTACAATTTTTAAACACTGATTATACTATTTCACAAGATGTTAACGGCAAAAGTTTTATTCAATTTACAAAAGACTTGAGTTTAGATGATATTATTCTTATTAAAACTAGAAGTAATTACGCAAAAAATAATAATGGTATATACGAAATTGCAAGCAATTTAGAAAAAAATCCACTTAACAATAATATTAATATTTTTACACTTGGAGAAGTTAATGATCATGTTAGTACCATTGTTGAAGAATTAAATAATTTTTCGGGAGTTTATCCGGGTATAAGCAATTTAAGAGATGTAGGCATAGTTAGCAAACACGGGAAAAAATTTGTTAAACACAGCGCACCTTTGAATTTGTCTCTATACCACTTATTAGATAAAGACGCAAACATTATACAATCTATAAGATATGCAAAAAAAGAATATACTAAATTCAAAAGACAATTTATAGAAGTTGCTAACACACTAGGGTTTGAAGGTGAAACAAAGATTCATGTAGATAAAGTTCTTGCAAAATTAAATCAAGACAAAGTAAACACAATGCCGTTTTATTTTAGCGACATGGTTGCTTATGCAGGTTCAACAGAGACTGAACACAAAGTTATTGATAGTGACGACACATTCTTTCCTCTAAGTGCTGTGTTTAGTATGAATGAATTGGGTAGAAAAGCAATCAACGTATATCTTAACGGTGTACAACTTATACATGAATTAGATTATACATTCAACACTGAAGGTTTTGCAGTTGTAAATGCTACAAAACAGCCAGGTGATGTAATTACTATATACGAATATGAAACTACTAACGGTAGTTATGTTCCGCCCACTCCTAGTAAATTAGGAATTTATCCTTCTTATGTTCCTAGAATTTTCGTTGACGACACTTACACAGTTCCTACAAAAGTTATAGAAGGCCACGATGGTAGTAAATTTGTAGC